CGAAGTGTTTCATTCTCTTTATCAAAGAAGTTAAAACTAAACCCCGGTTCAGCGGTCTGTAAGGCTTGGCGGGTATTCTGCTTAAAAGTATTCCCCACATCTCCTGTCTCCCAATAGTTTAATAGCCATTCAGTATCGTAGTTCACACTAATATTTGTCATATCCATTGGTGCAACAAAGTTAAAGTCTTGTTCCTTAACCTGACCAATAGTAAATCCTGTGTTACCAACAGGCATATCATTCCAGTTCTTGCTGGTAAGAAACTTATCAATATCAGGATGCTTCCAATTAAGGCTGGCATAGATAGCAGACCTACGGCTACCACCCTGCATAACTCTTCGACCAATTTCATTTAACATTAACATCTTAGGAATAGGACCAGATGAAAGACCACCAGTACCTGCAAGAATACGACCTTCCTCACGATAAACAGAATAGTCTACACCAATACCACCGCCTGTCATTAAGCATGACTCAGCCTTCCATGAAAGGTCTGCCCAGTCCTCACGTGTATCTTCTTCTGCACGTAAGAGATAACAATTATTAAAAAATTTGTTTGGTCTACCTGCATAGTAGAGATAACGACCACCCGGTATAAACTTTAGATCAGTAATATATTCTTTTAGCTGGTCTTTTTCATCTTGCTTTAACTGAGGTGTACATACATCATCAACTAGTACAGATGCTAGGCTTGCCCACGTTTCACAACCATGATGAGCATACTTATGTTTGAAAATATCCTCGCTAAACTTAGAACGGAACATTGGATTTTCATTAGAGCGGAAGGTGGGCATTAATTTATACTCCTTTAGTTATGCTATCATGTACATAAAGCATGATTATGGCATAGTGAATAATCTTTAACAAGTCCTTTCTATTCTTTCCTTCTTTGTTACCATATCTTTTCCAGTACTTTAGTATGTTACCCATGACAAACCCTTCACCATGACCACTGTCGAGTATAACATCAGTGGCTTGGTACTTACCTTTTGCATAGTGTTCCTTATAAGTAGAAGAAACATACTCATGTATCTCGTCTATATAGTCTCCTTCTTCAAACTTAAAGTTAGGAAGCGTAGCATACAGCTGTGCTATCTCTGAGTCTCTATCCATTTTATTTCTCCTAGTCGAATGTAAGGACTGCATTGATTCTTTTACGTACATATTTTATCTCTTTAGATTTAAGAACTTTATAAGCAAAGCTTCTTACATAGGCAGGATCAACACCTGCTACATCGCATACCGTAGAGAAATCTTCTGATGTCACACCTACGGATGCAAAGAACCATGCTTTAGCATTGTTACGAGAGACTATAGACTCTTTAGATTCTTTAAGATGTTCTGGTTTAGTAGCATCTAACATTGCTTGTAGCAAGACGCTAAGAAATAGTAGTTGTTGAGGCGGTGCCTTTTGATTTTCTACTAACTTCTCTATCTCTACTAGAAGGTTTTCTTTTTTGCTCATCTAACCAACTGTCAGGTAAACCATCAGAAAGTTTACAGTATAAAAAATTATGTTTGTTGCACCAATCTGCATAAGTTGACTTGCTCCTTTTGTATAATTTACTAGCTGGTCTATCAAATACAAACCGTACATCAAGATCAGGATTAGATTTTCTTAGGAATAAATGTTTCTTCCTATCTTCTAGTGTGAACCTACCCTTAACTTCTAATACAATACCTGAAGGTAGGACAAAATCAGGTAGATATCTTTTAGATTCGATCCACATATACGGAATGTAATGTGGTTCAAACTCATACTTAACTTTCAAGTCTCTTAGATAACCTGCCGTAGTTTTCTCACTACCTGATCTATATCTCTCAACCATAAATTTCTTCTACATCAGGTGTGCGTTCTACGTGTGTAAGAAACTTTGAACTATTTGCATACTTGAAGTTCCGCAATCCTTTACCACCATTAGCACTAGACCAACAATCATGTTTATGCTCACAAAAAACACACCCAATAGCAAGGCGACGATTGCCAGACTTACCATCAGGAATATCATCATAGCACCTATCAGGTAGAATAGGAGACTTGACCATCTTTTTAAGATGATTGATTCTTTCTTCTGCATTTATCATCTCCATGTGATGAACAGGACAATATGTTATTTCTCCACTAGACTTATCTATAACTACAAATCCTGCTTCTTTCACCTTGTTAGCTTGAGCGTATGCAGATAGCTGTGCTATGTATCCGAATGGATCATCTGTAAATATAGCACCTTCCTTAAACTTTTTAAAGGAGAAGCTGGACGCACTCTTAAAATCTACTAAGACATTATCTACTCTAGCATCTTGATGACCTACAACACCTCCAATTTTTAATTCTTTTTGTTGGTCTGTAACAGGATGTCCTGCTGACTTACATAAGAATACCAGAAGGCTTTCAAGGATATGACCATATAAGAATTTTATGTAGTCGTTTCCTTTCAAGCCTTCTTCTGTACTCTCTCCTTCTTTATTTAAGTTGTACCAAATTTTTCTATCAGGCTGACCAATAAGAGATAACCTTAGTGTCTTCTTCTTCTTATGGTTTTCTTTTAACGCAAAGGAAACAGAATGAACAATCTCTTCTGCGAGTTTAGATAGATCATCTGGGGATACATTTACTTCTTCATCAGATGTGAAGAGTGAATATATATCTTCTACCAGTGTATCTATTTTTTTATTGTTCATTCTGTTTATTCCTTTTAAACTTCGTTCAAACGATAACGTGTATAACTCTCACCCTCGGGTGTCTTGGCAGTCATAGTATCAATGTTGTGACCACGCTTACGTAGTGAAGCAATAGAAGCGGTGAGGTTCTCTGCCCACCCCTGTTGGATAGCAGTCTTACGAGTAACACGCATTCGTTTCTGCAATGCACGTAGAACTTTTTGATCAGTAGTCAATATACTTATTCCTTTTCAAGTTGATACTCAAACATCTCATCAATTAGATCATAGAAAGAATACTGTCTTTCCCATCCTAGTTCTTTTTCTGCCTTGGTAGGATCACCCAACAATAGATCAACTTCTGTTGGTCGAAAAAACTCAGGACTACAATTAACTAGGATACCTTTATACTCTGAATTTTCTTTAGTGTCAAACCCTATTTCATTTACACCTTTCTCTTCCCATTGAAGCTGAACACCAAGATATTTATTAAAGCCATACTCAATCAATTCTTTTATTGAGTGTGTCTTACCTGTAGCAAGAACATAATCCTCTGGTTTATCCTGCTGCATCATAAGCCACATACCTTTTACATAGTCAGCAGCATGTCCCCAATCACGTTGAGCATTAAGATTACCTACGGTAAGGCAGTCTTTCCTGCCTAACATAATATCTATTACACCCTTAACAATTTTTTGTGTAACAAAATTATCTCCTCTCAATGGAGACTCATGGTTAAAAAGAATACCATTGCAAGCATACATCCCATAAGCTTCTCGATAATTCTTTACCATCCAGTAGCTATACTGTTTAGCTACACCGTAAGGACTACGTGGATAGAAGGGTGTAGTCTCTGTCTGTGGTACTTCTTGTACCTTACCGTACAGTTCAGACGTAGAAGCCTGATAGAATTTACAGGTGTCAACTATACCTAAAGTTCTGATACACTCCAGCAGTCGAGTAGTTCCTAGACCATCTACATCTCCTGTATACTCTGGTATATCAAATGATATTCTTACATCTGACTGTGCAGCAAGGTTATATATCTCATCAGGTTTAGTATCTTTAATAATCTTTAACAAACCTGACGTATCAGTTAAATCTCCATAAGATGTATGGAAATTTGAATCACTACTTATGTTTTTTATCCTAGATAAATTATCTACAGATGACCTGCGAATAATAGAGTGGACTTCGTAGTCTTGTTCTAAGAGAAACTCAGTAAGATAAAAACCATCTTGACCTGATCCTCCTGTAATCAGAGCGGTCTTCATTACTTACCTTCGTCAGTAGGTTTAGTAAGTTTAAAATAAACATACCTCTTAGTACCACTATCATCTTTAAGTACAAAGGCTTTTGACTTTTCTTTAGGCCATTCAGTTCGACCTATATATTCCAAACTGTGTCCTTTCTTTACTTGT